ACTAGGCTAAGATCGATCAGAGCCTCGTTCCGTCTCCATCCTCGGAGCATCGATTCGGTGCAGAAATCTTCTGGCGCTTGGTTGATCCAGCCGCCAATTTTCTTTTGGCCCAACGTTTTTTTAATGCCGTCTCCAACAAGGCAATTATCGTCGCTCAGAAAATTGGGAATGCCGTCGCCTTTGTCCCCCTCCATGATATGCTCTTTGAGATATCGGACGGGATTATTCTCCTTAATCCACTTTTTCTGGATAGGAGAATATTGATCCACGTTGCTAAATTTCTGGAGTTGCTTGAAATCTTTGTCGGAACTGAGAATCAAAATTCTCTCGCCGCCACCGAATTCAATGCCAAATTCGTGGCACAAGGTTGCAATGACATCATCTGCCTCGGCATGCTCCACCTGAATCATTTTCCAGGGCATATATTCTCGAATCTCCTCTTTGAGGAGATTGAGAATTCGGTACAGTTCCTGCCAGTCGATTGAACTGGTTTCCTGACTAGACTTGCGCCCCTGTTTGTAGTATGGGAATATCTCTTTTCGCCAGTAATGACGGTCATCCGAACAGATAACCATTTCGCCATATTTCTCGCCAAACTTGCGCTTATATGACCGAAGTCCGTTCAGGACCATATGTCTGGTCAAACCTTCGTCCAGTGATTTATCGCCGCCGAATCTCATTTGCATGAAGATGTTGGAGATCGTCACTTGGTTCATATCAATTAATATCACACCAATTCACCATTCTGTTTTCATTATATCTAATTATACATCATTCCGAGAGTAATGTCAACTAAAAAAAGTCGGGATCGTTATCTATATCTTCGTATGTGAGAAATTCTGCCACCTCATCTTCCTCACCAAAGTAAATGGCTCGATTTTCTGTTATGTCGGACATTAAATCTTGGAGAGGATGGATTATATGGCAATTCCTATACATCGTGGATCGAATGAATTCTGTGGTTACATTGAAATCTTTGCCGAATTCTGGATCGAATATATCGATGCCACATACTGCTAATGAATTCAACAGGGCCACTGAGATTTGATTAGCCGCACTGTCCAAATATATAGCTTTGTTCTTATCAAGTGTTTCTTTGGTTTCTTCTGGCAGTGCCCTTGCCGCTCTCTTCGGTGTCTGTTTGGGAAACGGTACTACATTGTCGGTCATAATTCACCTTTCGGTTGTCTATGACTTATTTAGCGTTCAGTCTTTCTCTGACTTCGGCCATATATTCCTCGAATTCCTCGATAATGATCCGGCGGACGACTTCGTCCAATTCAATTTCTTCGCCGTGGGGACAGATTTGATATCCTATGATGGCATCACCTAAATTCGGTGCCTCGACGCCATTACATGTTGCACCATCACAATCATAGCAAAATGCCCAAGCCATTATTTCACCGCCTGATAAAAAACGTTGGACCAAATGGCCACGTCAAAAATGAAAAGCGCACCATAAATTAAAGGCATCTAATGTTCCTCCGGCGTATTGATCCAAGAAATGAAAACATTTCCCGCTTCCTTGAGTGTGATACCGAATTCCTCGACCAGAAACGGCGGCGATCCCCACATATTGGTCACACCGCTATTTCTCAGTCGGCGGAGAAAGGCATAATATTCGCTATTGCAAGACATATCAAACTCCCCACATCAAAGCTAGGGCGCCGCCAATAATGGCTATACCTATTTCCCATGGCGCAATCAATCCGATAACAATAAAGCAACCTGCTAGAACATCGATCATTTCACAACCCTCACAATCAAGGTATCTTTGTTCACTCGGCCAGTCAGTTGCCCCGGCTTCGTATCGATTTCATCCATCAGCTTCCGCAGAATGATCTTGCCGCCCTTCATCAACTTGGGCAGAACCTCATCGGGCTTCTTGACTTTCTTGCCGATAGAATTCTCTGGGTCAAAGGCTTGGATCGTGGTTCCCTTGACAGTCAAGGTATCCCCGTTCGCCGTGTTATAAACACCCAACGCGGAATATTTCGCATTGAAGACCCAGATTTGCGTTGCGCCGACAATCTCTTCAGGAGGCAACGAAACTAGCTTGAACTTTGTATCCTCCTTTTTGTACTTCATATTCGCCGTAACCTGCACCGCAGATTTCACCTTGGCTTTGCGGGGCTTTCGCGCAACCTTGGCAGATTTCATCATCATCTGGGCATCATCAACGATGCCCTGGACAAACTTGATGAAATGGGTCAACTGGCGGGGCTTCATGAATTTGTAGCCCTCGTTCAACTGGTCGTCTTTCTTGCCCTTGACCGCGTTCAACTCGTCCAGCAAGGCTTGATAATACTGGGCGACTTGATTCGCTTGCATGGCTTTTACGCCCTGGGCCTGAAGATATTCATAGGGGTTGAAATCGGATTTGTAATTGCCCGTGGTGAATTTGTCGACCTCGGTTTCAATGCCGCCGATAAGAGCATCAACTTGATCCTTGATCCGATCTTGGATGCTGGGCTTGTAAGCTTTCTTGGTCGGGTCTTCGACTACGACAAGAGTCTTGGCGGCTTCGGCTGCCATGGCTTTCAGTTCGTCGGTCAACCGAACGACTCGTTCCATGGAAGAGGCACCAAGTTCCGCGCCGTTGTTGAGGAACCAGCACTGTTTGCCGACACCGTAGAACCGCCATTCATCAATCGCCTTCATCGCCGCCAAATCTTTCTTGGGCAGGTCGAGGTACTTGATGGTTTCCTTCTTGAGAATGGCTTTGTCGAGCACCACGGTGGCATAATTCAATGCCGCGTGATATTCATCAAAATATCTGGGATTGTCCAGCTTCAGGAGTTCCCATATCGGCGGCATGTAATTGCCGATATCAGATGCCATGGTGCCGTGAAAAACTTTCTTTTTCTTCCGTTTAGGAGGTAGTGCCATTTCGTTTTCTCTCTTCTCTGTCTTCTCTCACTATAATCAGTATACGAAATTCCAGAGGTAATGTCAACCGTTATTTTCCGATAAAGATAGAATAATGGCCATCATATTCGGGATCACGGTTCATGTGCCGAATAGCTTCCATGACCAACCAATAATTTTCGATGGTAACATCTTCGATTGTTAAAACCCGTTGGCTGTTCCATAAGAGGGAAATTGAGCTATACATTTTTCATATCTCCACCATTGAATAATCTCGAAAATCGGCATTTTCATCCACACCAACGTAACCTCTTGGGTTACACACCACACGGGTATCTCCCATCATATAATCGAAAGATGCATGGACATGTCCGTGGACCCAAAGGGCAGGTTTCTTGTCGAACATCAATTCCGTCATATTGGAATAGTAGGCGCCGTTCATCACGTCACCTCTGAACCACTTGGCGATTGATAGCTCCGTCGGCGCATGGTGCGTCACGACAACGTCCCCCTCGCCCAGAACATCTTCAAGCCACATACTGGCGATCTTCCACTCGCGGTATGCCGATTCTGCCTTAAATCTCCGCTCGAAATGCGGCTCACGGATCAGCCTGTGGTCATTCATCCGAATGTTGGCAAAACTCATTACCGTGGGATCACCGTTGAAATACGATGTCCAAAAGGTACTACCATGAAACATGCGTCCCATGATTTCCACAGATTCGTTCTGGAGAAAATTGATTCGTGGGTCTAGAGCTTCCCGGGTCTTCTCGACCTGGCGCTTCAATCCACCCTGATAGAACTCATGGTTTCCCATGACATAAACCACATGCTCATGCGGAAGATCATTGATCCATTCCACACGATTCTTTACCGTGATATCACCCGCCAACACAAGAACGTCCCCCAAAACTGGAGGATGATCCATTTTGCCGAACTCTAGGTGAGCATCGGATAGGTATTGAACTTGCATTTTATCCTACTTCACTACAATCAAATTCTTGGTATCGCGGGCAAATTCTGAGCCGCTATCCATGACCAACGTGATATTGCCACGAATGTTTTTCATCATCCGAACAATCACGGTGACTTGCATATCCCCGGCGGTTTGCTGCCATGCAACTTTGTCGCCGATATTGACAGGATTTCCCTGAACGTCAAACAAATCGGGAATCTCTTCCAGCTTCGATTCTCTTTCCAGAAATTCAGCCAGGGGCATCCCTTTGTAATAAATTTCCACCGGCTCGTCCGTGACCCTCAGGCCCTGATAGTTCAATGTCACGGATTTGCCGTCTTTGCCGACTACGAAAACTTTGGATTTGGCGCCGTTGATTTCTACACCCAGAACTTCGAGGATCGAATCAGCGTAAACGCTCTTTTTGCTTCTCCTATAATAGGAGCTATGAAAACTTTCTTCAACTCTGACATTCAATTTCGGACCGAAGCCGGGCAGAAAATCACGGGTCTGGGCATCCAGGGCATCGTCAAGCTTTTGCAATTCTTTGAGGTTCATGACCTAGGCTCCCAACACTTCAATGCGGCCATCATAATCCATGGAAGTCTCCAACGGGACGAAAACTTCTGGGCGGGGCTCGTCGGTGAACATGCTGTCGAACAGGACTTCGACTTGGTAGGCTCTGTAGCCTTCTGCCATGATCTTGACGCCCCGGATGAACCCGGTAACGAACATATCAGGGCGATCACCCATCGGCTTGAAATCGTATGCCCGGATCAAGCTGCCTGTCTCTAAACCTTCAAATTTCAACATTTCGTTTTCTCTCTCTCTGTTTTCTTACTATAACTAAGTATACGAAATTATCCAGATAAAGTCAACGGTTAAAATGAAGTTTTTTCACCTTTTTTTTGCCATAGACATATTCGTTGGCACGTTCGGATTCGGATTTTCCACAATGGTTAACACAGTTGACCATATGAGCTTCGCATCCACCACATACCGGTGGTCCGAATAACCAGACGATGAATCTCCTAATATTCAATTTTCATCTCTTTCACATAATCCCCGATAGATTGACCCACGGCACCTGGAATGAATGGCTCTGGCGATTTCCATTCACTCAATTTCTGTGCCCAGAATTCTTTGGTATCCTCGACCTTTCGCCAATCGAACCCGCTCGTTTTCATGTCCCGCATGGCCATGATTTCCAAATCGCTGTAATCGTCGCGAGCCGTGCTAGTCAGATTTTCTTTGGGCATCCGCTTGTCCTTCTATTCCTGCCAGAAGCATGGTCCATTGTTGTTTGACGCGATCCCATGTGTGGAATTGATCGACCCACAGTTTTTGGATATTAAGCATCCGTTGAATGGCATCTTCGTTTTCCTTATAATTGGTGATGCAATTGCCCAGAACATTGGCAAAATCATTCGCATGTCGGTTGTTGTCCTCGTTGAATGGATACATCCATGCAAAACCACCAGTTGTCTCTGGCAATGCCGCCAGATTGGGACAGATCACAATGTTTTTTGCCGACATTGCCTCGATTGCCGCAATGCATGACGTTTCGGGCCATATGCTGGGATAGGCAAAGATATGAGATTTCTCTAATGCCTTTCGGACAACGGAATTCGGCTGAGCACCATGATAAGTGATTTTCGGATGCGCTCTCAGTTTTTCAAACAACGGCTCGAATGGCTCGTCCCGTTTCTCCCAACCGTATATGCTAAAACTTGAATATACGTCCAGATGAACATTTTTGTGGACTTCGGCGACAGCCTCAAACGCGGCATATAGAAGTGCCAAACCACGATGTGGTGTGGTATGATAAATGATGTGGATAGTTTCATCAAACGGCTTCTGGCGATCCATGAATGGAGATATGGCGTTCTTGATTACGACATTTTCACTAGGACGAATTCCCAATGACCATTCATATGCTTGTTTTTGCCAATCGGATACGAAAACCAGTTTATCGAAACGCTTTCTATCTTCGCCCTTTTTCAGGTGTTCGCTTTCTGGATCATCGTGGGTATCGTGAAGCCATAGAATTCTTGGTTTGTCTTCCAGCTCTCTAACCCTTGAGCTAATGATTTGAAACCTATTCAACAGGTCGTTGTCCACGTTTTCAAACAACCATTTCCGCATAAGCTCAGTGCCGCCCATCGCTTTGTCCGTGGGTGCTGGATCCATCGATCCATCAAATTTGAATGCGCCGTCTGAGGGCCCTCCCGTAACATTGGTCGTGGGCAATCCTGTGATATTCAAAGCCATCAATTATCTTCCCATATTTTTTTCTGATTGGTCATATCCAGCATCATAACCTTCATCATATCCTTCTTTCTTGCCTTGATCAAAACCCTGTTCATATCCTTCATGCCGAATGATATCATCATGCTCCTCTTCGGTTTTACCGGCCAAAAGGCATGAAAATTCCTCCATCATACTGGGCCAGGCGGTTTCAACGTCAAGCAAAGCCACTCGGACATCCTTGTAATACACATCCTCGCCCCGAATCTCAAACATCCATATCTCCAAATGTTTTGTATCGCTCGAAATATCGGACTAGGGCTTCATAGCCGCCGATCAATTCACCGCGTCGAAATACTTGGGGCACTGTTGTGGCGCCCTCAGTGGCGAGGGTGAATTCCAGCATGGTCATGTCTTGACCGATGATCATCTTTTTTGAAGTCATTCCCTGCTGGGCAATCAGTTGCTGGGCTTTATCACACCATTCGCATTCGGCTGTACCCAACACCTCAAAGGGTAAATTTTTCTGATCGTCCAATACGATCACTGGTCTTTCATCTGGCATCAACGTCTCCATAAGTGTTAAATACGTCCGTTCGAATCTCCATCAACAGAAGGCCCAAGACATTTTTGGCGACGATCCGCTGGCATTTCTCACAGTTGCAATCGCCCCAGAAGTTATCGTGCCAGTTGTTACCTTCGACCAAAAGGATATCTTCTGTTCCCATCAATTTGGTAGCCATATGATGGTCTTGGAATTTTGTGCGGAGTATCTCCCGCATAATACTTATGCTTACATCTTCCCAGTCTTGTCGCAATGTTAGCTTTCGGCCAGCACGTTTAGCCTGACCAGCCGTCATTGAAACGAATTCCTTTCGGGTCTCCATGCAATCTGTTTTCGCGGCTTGGTATGCGTTCTCAGATGAAGGATAAACAATACCCTGGTATAAAACGGGAATGGGGTGAAAATTGCTAAGAAAAGCATTTCCACCCCTAAAATTATCAATAGTTTTGAATAGGCTCATTTAGCGGCTCCCATATTTTGTAGAACTTTGATTCGATTGAACCGCGTTTCATTTTGCAACTTAAAATCGTTGAACATATGGCCCACGGGTGTTGCTTTCATCAGGAAACAATCGCCAAAGGCAACACCGATGTCCGCATCCTGGGCACTGAAAAACATACCGCAATTGCCTGCCCGATCCACAACTTCCCAAATGGTGCTTGGGTTGTTGGCAACTCCATTGATATTGCGAGTCTTTATCAGCTTGACGAAAAATTCCCCACGCTTTTTCAATTCACCAATGAAGTCGCCATCGCCCAAGACTGCCCGATCGGCTCTGTCCTTGATGGCAATCATATCATCGGCATGAAATTTGAAAATTGGGGCGATCCAAGCAATACTACTGCCCAGAACGTATCCTGAGCCCTCGGCGATTTGAATGACCGAACGGACGTCCTGTATGAATTTCGATTGTTTTCCTGGCTTATTTTTAAGCCAATCAACCACATCCATGACATGGCTGGACAAAGCATGATTGCGGTATTCCCGACCCTCGGATTTCTCTTGAGCCATACGTTCCCGAACTCGGTCGGCGGTGGAATGGATGCCGTGAGCATTAGCCTCTTTCTGGGAGACAAAACCATAAACGTCGATGGCAACTTCGATGGCGTTCATGGTAGCCACATAATTGAATTTTATTGATCTAATCATTGGGCTCTCTCTTCTCTATCTACTATAACCATAATAGCAAATAGGTGCGGCATTGTCAAGAGTTTTTTTCTATTAGGCCGAATAAAGTTTTCCGGGCATCGTCAAGATCATCCCCCCAGGCTGAACCCGTTTTGGGATATGAGTGCCAGTCGCCACGATCATCTGGATACAATGTGCCGGTATCTTCCATAATAGTTTTGTACCGCAACGCGGCCACCTGGAGCTCTCTATATTTCTTGGACTCTTCTAGAATTTCAAGGTATGTATCAACCATCTGTAATACGTGGACGCTTGGCAAATTGAGCCGCAGATAAATCTATGTCCAGACGCTGTATTGTCTTTTCCATCTCAGCGGCTTTTTCCTGATTTTCCTTCAGGTCTTTTTCAACCGCCTTGAGTTCCTTCTTTTTCTCTTTGATTTCCCTATGAAGGCGTTCGGACTGTTTCTGTTCGTATAGCGCGGCTTCCATTCGATTACCGAGAACCTGAGCCTCTTCGATCAAGCCCACCAAATAAGAATAATTCTTAGTCTTATCTGCGGTCCGCATTTCGTCAAATACATCACAAAGGTAGCGATTTACCATTATTTTTCTCCGTTAATCTTCTCTAAGTATTTATTCGCTGCCTTCAGAATATTGGGAGGAAGTTTGTCGATATTTTCAAGATTCGTGACATAATAGCCGCCGACGATCATATTCATTTGGCTTGCTTTGGGAAAGCCGCCAATATCAAACCAATACATAGCAGGATCATCGCTGGCCATTTCACCATCTTGCTGATTATGGTAGCTTTTTCAATTTGTCTTTTTAGAGGACCATAATCTGGATTATCTCTCAATTCGACCCCTTCGGTACGGATGATGATATTTTGAATGATCCAGAGTATGCTCAAACCGACGCCGCCGACTAATGTAATGGCGGCGGCGATTGAAAAATAACCGGGCATTACCGTAATCAAATATAGCTGCCAAAGTTCCATTATTCCGATTCCTTACGGTTCGCCATCAGTTGTTTTACGGTGACCTGTTTCACGCGCCGGCTCAAATCCCAGCGGTATCGAATGCGTTTTTCATTCCCACGGTCGGACTTCATCACAAGGCCTTTGTTGTAAAGAATTGCGAAAGCTTCTCGGACAGTGGTCATTGGTTATCTCCTAACAAGGCCACAGAATGGCACACCGAGGACCTTTGAGATATTTGTCCCATTCCTCTTGTTCCATATCCGCATCATCCGCAGACCAGTCGGCGTCATAACAATCGCCGTGTTCTTCTATCCATATTCCATTAGCGGACGCACCACTCAAATGACTATAGCTATTGCCTTCGGCATCGCCCTGTAAGATTACATCGCAATCGGCATCCATACCCTGGAGTGCCTCAATCAATTCTTTAACTTTCATCACTCTCTCCTCTGAAAATTGTTGGTGCAGATTTACGACATGCGCCAGGTCGGGGGGTGCATACGGATTTTCCGGCGGTATACATACCAACGCCGTCTCGCGGCCGAGCGAGAGAGGTGAGAGAACTAGGCCGCGATATTGTAACGGTCAACCATTAGCGTCTTCAACATGATACCCTCGGGCGTCATTTCATCTCCCGCTAACAGAGACTTCAAGATATTGGGGCTGAACCCAGAAATCAGGGCAGTTCCAGCCTCATTGAACTTAACAGGGACATTACCGTCCCGAGCATTCAAGTTCCAGAATACTACGTTGGGCATCTGGTATCCGTGTTGGCGGAACAAAGCTTGGGCAACTTCCATCGCTGTTAGATTGAAATCGCTGGCGCAATGATCGAATTCCATGTCGGAAAGGATAACCAAGCTCTTCGGCATATCCTCTTGAGGAACATTATGCATGACGGCATGATTCAGAATCTTGCGGAAAGCTTTGGAAATGTCTGTATTCATGTCCCAATTGGAACGTTCCATTTCGTCATACTTCTGGATGATATCACCCTCCAACTTGACCAACTCTGGGCGACCCGAGAACGTCAGGAACGTATCCTTGAAAGCGCCCGTCTGCTTGTCTGCAATATACAAGCCCAGAGATAGGGCTACGTCCTGGCAAGTCAGTCCAACGCGGCGATGACCACTTTGATTCACGCCAACGCCCATGGAACCGGAAACATCAACCATGGCCAACATCTTATCATCACCCAACATGGACGGCAATGCCTCCCACTGGGCCTTGATTACACCATCATTGGACCTATCACGATGGCGTCCGCGAAGCGGCTTCAAAACATCGTAGGGAAAAATTGCACCAGCATTGATCTTTTCGGTGCCCTTCGACAGTCCATCACGATACGCCGAATATGCGGCCGGGGCATTCTTTGAAAACGCCTTTTGATACCGAGCGGCAGCCACCGAAGGTACATGTCCAAACTCAATGTCGTCCCATTCCTTGGCACACATTTGGGTCTCGACAACCTTGGTCAGGTCGACCAGTGTCTTGCGATAGAACTTGGGAGACCATCCCAAACGATTACGGAGTTGTGCGGCCAGCGGACCCTTCCGAGGCATCCACTTCGCACAAAGGCCATTGCCCTCCAACAGGGCGTCCTTGATCATCTGACCGGCATATTCTTTAGATGCAGGTTCGATCAGAACCAACAGATCGTCCCAGCGGCCCAACTCAGGCACTCGGCGCATGATTAACTGGAAATCTTTAAAATCGACAAGAATCTCCATCAACCGCAACATGTTTCTGAATGTCTGGCGCTCACCCGCACCCTGGCGAACATCACGTGCCCAAAGGGCTGTACGGATGGCGAGGTCGGGGTTATGCTGGAAGGCATTGGAAAATGCGTTGGTGATATCCTTACCGCGGCTCGACCCGATCTGGAAGAACAGGTCCGTATTGACGTCCAGTGAGGACGTACGGGTTGCCATACCATTGAAGGTAAGGCCATAATCATCGCGGACCGCAAGTGTATCTGGGGCTAGTGCATCGGTAAACGTGTTCATAACAATCTCTCCTCAAAAGAGTTAACAGGCTCAACTTGGTTTGATTTCAAGGTCAAATGTAATATTTGCGGTAGTGAGCCTTAAATAGTGTCTACGGTATCTACTTTGGTTTCAATATGAATGAATGGTGTTTGCTGTAGAGATACCAAATCATAATAACGGTAGTACAGGATACCCAATTTCCTTGACTTATTACGGTCATTTCTGTTTTGTTCAGCCCATCATTATTTTCGGTGTTTTAGGGAGTTCACCTTGGCCGAAGCCTTATGCTAATTGATTATTTGCAGTATGTATCCTAAGTTGCTCTTCAATCTTATATACCATTATAGCAAAGATTATGGTATTTGTCAACCATTATTTTCACTTTAGGTGAAAATATTTGCACGGTCCCTATTAATCGCCAGAAAGGCAATCAAGTCCTGCCTTATATCATATGGTGTGGTTCTCCCGCCGGGAATCGAACCCGGGTCGGACTCTTATAAGGAGCCTGCTCTAACCGTTGAGCTACGGGGGGGAGCGGCCAGGGGGAATCGAACCCCACTCACTACGGCTTGGAAGGCCGAGGACTGAACCCGTCAGTTTGGCTGCAAAATTTGGTGCCCCTATCAAGAGTTGAACTCGATTCTCCGGGTTACAAAGCCGGTGCATCACCACTAATGCTTTAAGGGCGTTATTGATATTTATTGCGTTTGGTTTTCATCGGTCAAACGTTCGCCATCAGAACTGCGAATCCGTTGCGGCGCCAACCACCGAATTCCTGAAGCTAGGCGCGACGGACATTTGGTAATCTCGTTGCCTGCCGCAAGCCATTCTTCCATCATCCGAATACCTTCTGCGGCTTCGGCCTTCTTGTCGGTCGTCGGACTATTCATCATCGTCTAAAACTCCACAAAACTGTTTTCGGTTACCAGACTTTCGTCCAGACCAATTTCGCCAATCCGATATTCATCAAACGCGAAATGTTCGGTAGCGGCACTCTCGTCCCGCGCCGCGGTAGCTAATTCGTGCGACGAAAAGGCGCCCAAAAAGGTATCGCCTTCGTGATCGGTAAATCCTAAAAGTATAAACATAACTCTCTCCAGTTCTCTCTCTTTTCACTATGATCATAATAGCAAATGGAGAGGGTAATGTCAAGTGTTTTTTGCATCAACTGTAATAAACTTGGTCAAGGATTTCCTGAAATTGCTCGACCTTTTCAACTCTGTTGGGCCACAGAATGTAATCCTTCTCGGGATTTTCCATGAGATTCGCCAATAAGGGCTGGATCATGCTGTAAATTTTATCCAGCTTTTGTGTTACGGCCTCTCGTTCCTCTGCGGCACTCTGATATTGAGCGCTGGCAATGGCGGCCTCGTCCTGAAGCCTACTATTGAAGTCTTGGATATCGCCGCCGGGATCACTGTCGACCAGGCTAAAACCGAAATCAAAATCATCATCTGCCATCAGTAATAATTCTCCGCTGTTCTGAGGAAGGACATATTTCCAGCTAACGTTTTGTTCACAGCAACCCAGAAATGTCTTTTCGGATTACCACTAGGAGCAATTGGACCAACAACGAAAGGCTGTAATTTCAGAATGTCCGCTTGATGGCGGAGCTGGAGCAAAACCAGTCCGCCGGGCTTGGTGCATTTCCAAATATTTTCAATCGCTTCCTTGAAAACCTCGCCTTCAAGATGTTCCAACACGGCCACAGAAACCACATAATCGTATTGATTTTCAGGCACATGGCCGACGATATTCATTTTGGTATCAAGGATTTCGTTGTTCAACTTTTTCTTGATGGCTATACCTTGAGCCACACATGATGCATTAGGATCATATGAAACAACCGGCACGTTGTAAAACATACATAGGTACATCGCTACGCGTCCAGTACCGCCGCCATATTCCAGAAACGTTTTTTGAACCTGTGAAATCCGTCTGATATTATCATCGATCTGGTCGATTTCTTGAATGATGGCTATTGCAGGTCTGCTACCCGCGAAGACATGAGACAAGTCGGAGCCACGTCCGTACATTGTTTGAACTGGATCGTCCCAGTGGGAAAGTGAAAATGTCATGATTATGCCTTCGGTCCAGAATTGGGGTG